GGGGGAGGGGGGCCGTAGGCGGGTGTATAAGGGGACCGACCCCTCGGAAATTTCTACATAAAATTGGTGGAGAATTGGTGCCAGGTAGGATATCCAATGATATCAATGACTTAGGTGGGGTAGTAGTGGGGGTAATGTAGGGATGTTAATCACCTATAACCGCCTATGATAGGCAGTAGTATATATACTGGGTAGTTACTATGTTATGTTATCTTATCTTACCTCAGAGCCCGTCGCCCGTCGTATATATTATAGTAGGGGGGTAGGAATCGCATATTCCGAAATTATTTTCAATTTATTTTCAATCCGAGCAGTAGTTCACAATTCCTACCCCCCTATTATATTATATACACATAGGAAAATTCAAATGAGCGAGAAGTACACCACCAACCCAAATCCCAGCGATCCCATACTGTTTGACTCCCGAGGAGCTCGTCGCACAGCTAGCCTCTTTCTTGAGACCTCACGGGACAAGAATAAGTCGCCAGTTCTGACCCTGCTGGATTACGAGAAGAATGGTCTACCCTCCGCTTATTTGATTTACATGGAATCCGAGACGGAGTACGATGCAGCCATGAAGCTGGTCGGCTCGATGGGCCACTGGCGAAAGCTGATGGATTGCCCATGGTTCATGTCTGGGGATTCAGATCGAGGATTCACTGGCCTCACCCAGTGGAGGAAAGATATGGCGATGCGAGATGCTAATATGGCCATGACCATCCTACGGGATAAGGTCATAGGCGGGGATAAGCAGTCTGCCCAGTTCCTCCTCAACTACTCCACCAAGGGCGATATAGCCGGTGGGAAAGGATCAGCGAAGGTCAAGAAGCCTAAGCTCAAGACAGTGAAAGAACCCCAAGAGAAAGTTGCTGACCTCTCCGACCTGAGGGCTAAGTTACTCGAAGTCCCAAGCGGAAACCAATAATGACCACAAGCTACGTACCCTCCCAATTCACAGGGAGCCCAACTACTACCCAGATCAATGCAGAACTAAATCGGATCAGGGATGCCTTAGACCACGCACTCCAACGTGTGGATGCTACACCCAACACAGTGCCACAGATCAACCAGATGGAACTGGGCCTAGATATGAACGGACACGAGATACTGAATGTAGCTGCGGGTACTGGACCCGACTCTCTCACCACGCTTTCCCAAGTTCAGAGACTTATCGGCCAGATAGAGATTTCAGCGAGTGGTGTGACACAGGGAGATTTTAGTGCACTACAGGCAGTGGTAAACACACTGGGTACACTGGTAGGTCCTGGATTAGGCGGCTCAACAATCACACAGAGTCTGACCACGATAGGTAACTCACTGGGGAGCCTCTCCAGTATCATCGCCCAGAACACCGCAGATATCTTGGAACTCAATGATAATCAAGGTGGATCTGTATCACAGGAAGACCTGACTGCACTACAGATTCAGTTAGGTGCCCTAGAGATGGATGTCAATGCCCAGGTACTAGCGAGTAATAATCGTGACCTGTCTGTAGACACACCCGTGATCGATGTCAGCATACCTGTCACTGCACCAGGTTTCGAACACATATTCTCAGTGCCCGGCAGCGGCGATACATTCAGTGAGCTGCGGGTAGGTGACTACGTTAATGTACGATGGAACCAAGCTGCATCTCCAGTTGATGCATGGACACAGGAACCACAGATCAATGTGCTCATCGGTACGGATACCGTGGAATACGGACTGCGTAGCCCCGATGATAGCCCCTTAGGTACAGGTGAATTCTTCTACGGTGAGACAGCTCGCTTCGAAGTTGTATCTTTGGCAGAGATAGGAGTACGTGGTACACTGCGTATAGTATCTAATAGCCGTGTTTCCAATATAGCGACTGAGAAAAACTATTCGTTCTATGGTGCCGGTGATATACCGGACGGTACTAAGATAGCTGGGCACCCCCTCATAGCCGGTGGTTTCCTGAGACGTATCAGAGTCTATGCCCGTATACCACCAGCGCCAGGTGGTGCTACACTAGAGATACTGGCTGACGATGTGGTCATAGCAACTGCTACAGTACCAGACGGAGGTATCACCGATGTATTCCTTGACCCATCTATTGAGATACAGGAACTAGAGTGGCTAGAGATCAGGGTAGTCAGTTTGAATGGTATGGCAGACTTCGGTATTGCGCTTACCATCAACAACCATTTGGTAGGAGCGTAACATGAAACTATTATCAGCAGTAGCAGTAAACAACTCAACAAACTCTGTCCAGTTAGGTGAACGTAATAATGCATTCGCCAGATCAGACCTAGCTATAAGGATAGATGAAGAGATACCAGGACTTCCTACGGAGAACTGGATGTCTAATAGAATCGGTACAGTGGCTTTTTTCACAAATCCCTTAGAGAATTTACAAGCACCTGCCGTGGCTGGTACACGTAATGAACTTGAAGCGCACGCTACTATATTCGTTCCGTTCAATACAGATTTCACTACTGCCACAAACAACAGAGAAATCTTAGGTATAACTAACCTATCTGACTTCATGACATTCTCTATATTTGCCCAAACAGGTGGCGCCGGTTGGTCCTTATTCGCAGGACGTAATGATGGTTCTGCTTCTCAAGAGCCTATAGAAAACTTCACTACCACACCAGGACATGTGTATCACGTTGTACTACGTGTACTTGGGCAGACAGCTACTACAGCTAGCGACGGCTCTGTAGAGGTGTGGGTTAACAACGAACTCATCGAGTCTCGGCAGAATGTTAGCTTCACTACCAGACAGGGTGGGTTACTGATTGGGGAGCCTCAGATCACAGCAGGTGGACCTAACATACATTACTACATGAGAGATGTACTCGTGTTTAGTGGGCTTAGCACAGAGCCACTAACACCACCAACGTATTATAGGGCAGAGGCTTTGACTGTGGTTGGCGGTTCTGTAGATGCATCTAATACTTTTGACTTACCCGTCAACGGTGCCGCAGGTCTCGTGGATGGTACTGACGGGACTTTCGCAGAAGGGTTAAATAGTGACGACAGGTTTTCTCACACAGTGGTGTCTAATAAAGGTGTGCTCTCCGGTACTACAGAGGCCCAGATAGTTTATGTGAACAGTACTAAAGCTACCACTGAAAACAATGAACCGCACATATCTGTAAGTTCTTTAGATGGAACTGTGATAGCAGAGACCAGTTATATAGATAACACTACAGGTACATTCACTGAAAGATACTTGGCCCTTGACCTAGAACATGATATCACTGACCTTAAGGTTAACGTATCCAATACACCCATAGTAGATAATGGTGGTATTATCTAATGACACAGCTAGCTGAGATAGGTCTAGTTTCAACACGGACAGCTATTGCACCGGTTGTGGCTAGGCGAGAAAGCACTTTACAACTGAGCGAGATTTCACTAAATGCTCTCCAAGAATCCACTGCTCCAGTGGTAACAAGATTCGATGCTACCTTACAATTAGCAGAGATTCATGTGATAGCTATAACGGAATCTATACCTCCACTAACAGAACTACAGGCACCGCCTCCTACGAGATTCGGTTTTCTGTCTAGCAACGTAGTGGCATAAATTAAAGGAGGGAGCATGCAAACAACAACCACCGATGTAGCTGAGCTACTTAATGCAGATTGTTGGGCATACGCTCGATACATGCTACCCGACTTTATGTTCGGTGATATCCATAAAGAGATACTCACCGCTATGGGTGACGAGGATAGGACGGATAATATCCCCAACCTCTTAGCACTTATACCCCGAGATCATCTCAAGTCTGTGATGCTCGCAACCTATGCGACATGGCGGATAGCTCGCAACCCTGCGTACACTATCCTCTACATCACAGCGGATGAGGACTTGGGTAAACTACAGATGCAGTTCATACAGAACATCTTCGAGAGTGATCTGTTCAGAGGTATCTACCCTGACCACTTCTACCGAGAGTCTGGTAGGAGAGATAAGTGGACTGGCATGGCACTCAACGTGGATCACCCTCTACGTACACAGAGGAACATCCGTGATGAATCTATAGTAGTAAAAACTATTAAGGCCGGTAAGACTGGCCGACACCCTGATGAGATTATGTATGACGATCTGGTTGTACCAGAGAATGCATATACAAATGTTGGAAGGCGGGAAGTAAGAGCGGGTGCAGCGCAAGCGGTGAGTTTAGCAAAGACTAATTCACTCATGACTGCTGTGGGTACCACGTATCATCCCGCCGACCAATACTCCATATGGGGTGAAGCAGAGTATGAAAGATTCGATGCTGATGGCAACAGCCTGGGTATCCACCCACTATGGAAAACTATAGTGCATAAAGTGGAGAGCAGGGATGACGGAACAGGGGAGTACCTCTGGCCTAAGACCTTCAGCCCTAAGCTAAAGGACTGGTTCGGATGGGACCGTGGTTCGTTGGCTAAGAAGAAAGCGGAGTATGTAAACAATGGCGAAGCTGCTGCGTTCTATGCGCAATACTATATGGAGCCTAACGATCCTACTAGCTACCGTATCACCTCTGATCAGTTTCAATACTACAATCCGGGGAAGGTGCTGTACGATAAGTCCAGTAACACATGGTCCTATGCGGGCAAGCAACTATCTATTATCTGCTGCCTCGATGTCGCTGTCACCGACGCAGCTAGCAAGAACGCCCGCAAAGCCGACTACACAGCTCTTGCAGTCGTCGGGGTTGACCATGATGGTTACTACTACGTACTCGATCTTCAACAGTTTCAGACCGATAAGCGACAGGTGTATTACGATGAGATCATTCAGCTTTACAGAAAGTGGAAGTTCAGACGGGTACATATAGAATTAGAGAATGCTGGTAAGCTACTCAGCGAAAACTTAAAGGACATGGTGAGACAAGATGGTTACAACATTAGGATCGAAGGTAAGCCTGCTCCTCGCGGCATTTCTAAACACCCAGAACAGGTAATACAACTAGCCGCACACAGTAAGTTCGGTGGTAGGAGAAGATAATGGATAACATGGGTACTATTAGTATCGAGCAACTTGAGGTCATGCGTGATCACAAGGATGCACTTGCGGTACGCATATGTGACATGTGGCAGAACCACAGGTGGTCCGGTCACTACGTACAGCGCAACCATGATGTCAGTGAAGTGAAGAGATTCCTACACGCCACCAGTACCAACGATACAAGTAACAGCGTCACCGATCAGAGTCATAACACTCACCGCCCTAAGCTGGCACAGATTGCTGACACATTAGAAGCACACTACATTAAGGCACTGATACCTAACGACAGTTGGGTACAGTTCACGCCTGAGGACAATGATGCTTCCAAGTCTACTGTACGTAACCGTATCGAACAGTACATACGTAACCGGCACAGGTTGTACGATCACCGCAGTGTGATCACAAAGGTTATCAGAGATTGGATCGAGGACATGGCTTTCACCGAAGTGGTGTGGGTGTCGGAGACTACCAAGGAGAATGATGCTGGTCTCAATTCCACGATAGCTGGAAGATCGTACAGTCTATCAAGAACTATGGGGACATAGCGCTTGAGATGGAAGACGAGACTCTACCTGAAGACTACCGCTCAGTACTGGCGGAGGCGATGAAATTCAGACACTATGCCCGAGGGTATGGTGAAGTCTTTAACGAAGAGTGGCAGTATCAAGAGTACGATGGTTTCGGAAGTAACGATGATTACTACCGCCGATCAGAGTCTGTCGAGTTCCTAACCTTCTACGGTTCGATATACGACATTGATACTATGCAGCTACACCGTAACCGCATGATCACAGTGGTTGATCGTAAGTACATCCTGCTAAATGAGCAGATAGAAACATGGGACGGTAAGCCATACATATACGCCAGCTCTTGGCGAGACAACCCCAACAGTTTGATGGGCATGAGCCCACTGATAAACCTGACGGGTATGCAGTACAGCAATCGATGATGTAGAGACCCAGCCTGACGGCAGTAAGCACTTCTACTCCCACGAGACAGGTGCCATAGTCAGGAACGTAGCACCCGATACGTCCATCCTCAATGCAGAGTTCGAGATTGAAATCTTGGAGCGTAAGATGGAAGAGTACGCAGGTGTCCCTCGTTCAGCCGCTGGTATCAAGGTACCAGGTGAGCAGCTATTCCAGAACAAGATTGAGAAGTTCGAATCGGACATCTTAGAGAAAACTGTAAATGCGGAACTGGAGCTAGCCCGACGTAAGCTAGACCAGAACCTTAACATCTTAGTATCTCAGGCAGAGGGTGATATCTTCGAGGATATCAAACCCGACACCCTGAAGAACAAAGGAACCTTAGTGGCTAAGGGTGCATCTCACTTTGCGCAACAAGCCCGAATGGTGCAGGAGCTGACACAGTTCTTGCAGAACACTAGCGCAAGACCAGACGTGCAACTGCACTTCCCTGCAAAGAAGATCGCTCAAGCATACAACAGATTGCTTGGGGGCTTCGGAGATCAGGATGGCTTGTATGAAGAGTTTGGTGGAATCATCGAACAGCTAGAGGCCGCGCAATTCCAAGCGTCGGCTCAAAGCCAATTCGACGAGGACATCATATCCCAAGAGCAAGTGAGTAATCCAACATTGGAGTCAGACAATGACGCAATCATTTAGTGATGCAGGAAACACACAGACCACTGCTGTGACAGCAGCAAAGGTAACTGAAGACGGAAGCATCATAGTTGGTGATAAGGTATTTACACCTGAAGCACTAGCCAAGAAGTTACAGCACCAAGATACGCACATCGCAAACCTTGAGGCTGAGAATACTAATCATGTCGAGAGCTCAAGTAAACTACTTGACAGACTTGATCAGATCGAGAAGAAGGTAACTGACAAAGATGACCTGACCTCTCTGCTTGAGACCATGAAGCAAAACAATACGAGTAATCAAGAACCACCCAATACTGAAACTGAGGGTACACAGCCTCTGAGTAAGGAAGAGTTGGTCGCAGCAGCGGTAAGCACTATGAACGCACAGAGCGCTGAGCAAGCTGAAGAAGATAATCTTAACAAGGCAGTAGCCGCAGCTAAAGAAAGCTACGGTGATGACTTCTCTACTAAGATTGATTCTATCGGTGCTTCGCTCGGTATGAATGTCGAGGCCGTCATTAAGATGGCAAAGACGCAACCTTCTGCGTGGGCTAAGTTGTTTATCCCAGTTAAGAATGAGAACGGATCACCTGATCCAACGAAGACAAGTTCACTACCTGGGCTTACACCACCACCTGCAACTGAAAAGCGCGGTGGCTATGTAGCTATGCGTAGTAATAAAGATCAACGGGCAGAGTTTAAACGTCGGATGGACGCAGCTCTCAACCCCAAACAATAAGGAATTAAAGAATGTCTGGTAATAATACTGACAACACTCGTTCGTTAGCAAGACGCGATATCTATTCGCAACTTATCCTCGACGAGTTGTATGATGGTTTCCTACCGGAAGGCATGGCACGTGATGTGTCCGACTTCCCAGACGGTACCACCCTCTACATCCCGACCTTCGGTGAAGTAGTAATTGAAGATGTAGTTGAAGATCAAGAGACGCCTACAGCCTCTATTGATACTGGCCGCATCACACTTGAGATCGATCAGCACAAAGGTGCAGGTGTCGACTTCACTGACGAACTGATGGAAGATGCCTACTACGCAGAACAGCTTGAAGCTGCTGCCCCGGGCAAGATGCTCCACGGTTTGAAAGAAGTATATGAAACCTCACTACTGGAAACAGGTGAGCGTGGTCAGATCCAAGGTGATCCTAACACGATCAACGAATACCATCACCGCTTCGTAGCGTCTGGTGCTAACGGCGAGCTAACCCTCGACGACTTCTCTTACATGAAAGTCGCTATGCGTAAGGCCAACGTTCCTGAAGAAGGCATGATCTGTATCGTTGATCCGATCACAGAGCTTACGCTCAACCGTCTGACTAACCTGGTCAACGTCTCTAACAACCCTCACTTCGAAGGTATGGTTGAGACTGGCTTCGCCAAGAACATGCGCTTTGTTCGCAACATCTTCGGATGGGATGTATACTGTTCTAACCGCCTACCGCGTATTGATAGTGAAACTATCGACGCTTCTGGTGGCGTTGCAACAGTTGGTGCTGCCGCAGCCGGTGGCCCACAGACAGCTACAAACGCATACGCTGCACAGTTTATGTCAGTAGCAGATGACATGGTAACTCCGTACATGAGTGCTTGGAGACGCCAGCCTAAGGTTGAGTACTACAGAGATGGCCCACGACGTAAAGACGTGTACTACCTCACTGCTCGATATGGCTTCGGTCTACAGCGTGCTCAGAGTCTGGGTACTGTACTGACATCAATTGACAGATTCTAAGGAGAATAAATAATGAGTGCTAATCCAAACCAGCACATCATCGTCAAGCAGACGAATGGTAACCACGCGGCTACCAGCTATGGTCCGCGTACCACAACTAAGAGAGTTCCCCTGCACCGGCCAGTCCGGGCAGAGGAGCGACAGATTGTTCTGCAACTAGACGGGGATGAGTTCCCTGTGCTGACCGCAGACTTCGCAGATGATGCACTATCCGTACTTCGAAAGGGTGACTTTTTGATCGAGGTAGCTGCATACTCTGATACCGGTGCAGCAGTTGCACTTGGCATCGAAGACCGTGGCGGTGCTGCCGCTAACCTACCACCTGTAGCTCCGGCTGCTGGCGAGTGGGCTATCGCACGTGATGTGGATATCTCTATTACTGATACCACTCAGATCACAGGCGAGACGGCGATGGGCTCCCAGGCCCGGCTGAGTAATGCCTAAGAACCAGAAGGCGGGTGGTCTAAGCCACCTGCCCTTTGGCCCACTGTCTGTAGATAAAGCCAAGGCAGAAGCTGAAAGACAGAAGAGGATGAAGAAGTTTGTAGTAAGCACGACCAAGGAGAAGAGGTGATGCCTAATAAATTCGGTAGCGATAGATTCAATTCAGAGTCAGCCTTAAGAATATCCGTAGAGGAGATGAAAAGGGACGCCAGTAAGCAACGTGATAGGAATGTTAAGAACTGGTTAAAACGTTCTATCAACTCTCACCCACTCGGTAGTAAAAAATAATGCCGAAAAATCAATCGTTGAAATTAGATGACGGACGTATCTTCAATCCTACTGACACTTTAAAACGTCAAGCAGGGTTACAGAAACGTGCAGAGGAAGCCCTAGCAGCGGCTCGTAAAGCAAGACAAGGAACTAAACGATAATGCCTAAAGGTAAGTATAAAGC